GACCGTTCCTACCCATCAGAACTTTTACAGAGCCACCTTAGAGCCTGAAACTTGGGCATCATTTCAGGGTAAGATAATTATTCCAACGTAGTCAGTTAAGACTTAGGGTAGTCAACTAAGGCTTTTCCAAGCCTCCGCTTCTATAAGCGGTGGGTAGTTGACTTATTGTCATTTTGTAATAATGCATTTAAATCAGAAATACCATCTTCTTCATCTGCTTCTTCAGAATCATCAAGATCAACAACTGTAGTATCTAGAATTGTAGATTTTAAAAGTTCTTCTTTATAGGTATAATACAATTCATCAAATTTCTGTCTAAATGTCTCATTTGTATTATACATATTAAGGATATCACTTTTTCTAAACTTAACATCTGGATAATTATCTAAATACTGCCACGCTGTACCTTTTATACCTTTATATTGTCTTATTAGATACTCTCTAGTCCAAAAATCATTATAACCACGTATATAATCTAAGACTATATTAATTTTAATGTTTGGTCTAAACAACTTATTCTTTATCAATTTAACTTCAGATATAACACCTGAGAATCCATAAACATCTATATCTACATCTTCCTTTGGTCTCATATAGATGATCTGAAATGGATGAAAACGCATCACATTTCCACCAGTTATTCTTTTATCACCTAATCCTTTCAAATCAGGAGAGTTAGATGCAAATGGATTCATACTTATCTTATCTCTCAATTGAGATATAACTATAAATGTCATTTTATACTTATTAGCAACATTTACCAGTTTAGGGATAACTAATGATAACATGTTTGACTTTTGTCCAAGTACTTTAGATGGATCATCATTTGCTGCTAACTGTTTATTTGTCATGGTAGCAGATTCACTATCCCATACCACAAAGAAAGGATCATTAATATCCTTATATTTTTTATTTTCTCTATATGCTGTTGCCTTAGATATTATCTTACTAACCTTTTCTACTGTAAGATCTTGGGAAATGAGAATAGTCCTATCAGTATCAACATCAAATTCTTCCAATCTCTTCTTTCCCATAGACTGCTCAGCATCAAGATATAAAGCAAGAGCATTTTTATATCTCTTTTGCAAAGATGATATCATACTTATTGCTAAGCTTGTCTTTCCACCACCAGGAGCACCTGTTATAAGCACCAACTTACCAACAGGTATTCCACCACCCAATATAGTATCAAATAGATCTATACCAGTTGGTATGGTTTCAATATCTTCATTAAAACTAATATCCTCAACAGTCTCTTTCAAATCCTCTTCAATCTCTTTTACCAGTTCATAAATATCACTCATAATCATACACCCCTTCTAAATAATAATTATTTAATTATCTATTTCATCTTTATACAAAAACTTCTCTATTAATGATTCTATTTCCAGTTGGCTTTCATCTTCCATTTTTTTAAGTCTAGTATAATAATCTGGCAACTCATCTAAATGATCTTTAGCAATACTTTTTGCTAGTTCTTCTTGATCAGTATGTTCTTTCTCTATTTCAATTCCAGCTTTTAGTTCTTCTGGATCATACATATCATCTGGTCTATTGTCCTGCCCTATAATTTTAATTGTATAACCATCTATTTTATCCACGATTATCACTCCCTTAATAATTGTCTGCCAGATTGCTTTGGTTTAAATGATATATGCTCTTGAGATGACATGTAAACTATTTTCGATTTAGGTATACATATGCTAAATGCAGTTGATGTATCATCCTTTGTAGATACAACAGCATCATCAAGATAAATGAAATCTCTATCTCTTTTAGCTAATGTTCCAACAACAACATCCCCATTATCCAATCTTATTGTAAGTACTGCATTATTCATTATCATTACCTCCATCATCTGGATCTGGTGTTGCAAAAACCATTCTTTTTAATTCACTCAATTTCTCAAAATTCAATTCATATGGTGTTTCTTCATCTTCAGAACTTGGAATATATTTAGCTGTTATCTCTATAGTCTTTTCATGTGAACGTATTATCCTATCATGTATATCTAATTCAGTTTTAAATAAAGAAGATAATGTATCTAATATCTCTTTAGTCGAATAAAAGTTAGGTAGATTCTTAGCACTATTCTTAATATAACCTAATACTCTATTTTGAACTTCTGTTCTTACATCCTTAATTTCTTCACATAGTTCAGCTAATTTATTTCTTTCTTCTATTATAGAATTAAGACTTTCTATAGATTTAGCATATTTGGAATTTTTCTCATCCACTTATCATACCCTCCAGTATTGTGGCTTTATACTATCCTTACTACTAACGTTTGTCAAGATATTTTCTTTTAAATATCAGCCCAATCATATCATATCTTTTAATTCATTTAATACATCTTTAAATAGATATAAGTATAATATATTGTTATTATATGTGTTAGCACATACAACTTTTACTGGAATATTTAACTCATACCACGTTAAAACATAAATATCATAATATGGTTTAGAGAATACTACACCTGCAAATATGGGATCTCTATTAAATTTATGTTTATACTTATTATACGCTTCATATAATTCATCCAAGAAAGATAGAAATTTAGAACCAACTGTTGGCCATATAGATCTCATATCCCAATCATTATGGAACTTGCACTCTATAATTATACCATATTTTTCAGGATTGGAAAAATAAATATCTCCAAACTCAAGACGTTCATTACCTGAAAATGGAGATCGTTTACATTGATATTCATCAAGATTCAAACCTTCACATATGAGAGATGCTATCTTAGATTCAAAATATTTACCTTTGGCTTTCTGCTTAGATGTCACTAAGAATCACCTTCAATTATTGATTAGTAAACATCTATTAGTATATTAGGTGGCAAACTCTCAAGTCTAGATATAACATTTTGTTCTAGTGTCTCAGCTCTTTCTCTCAAATCAGCATTGAGTGGAATATCACCAAATGGAGTTGTTATAGTCTGATATTTATTACGTATATTGCCACAAATTGTCATAATATGTGCTAGTGATAATACTAGAAAATCTATTTCAAATTCAGCTGGGATAGTAGCTAAATGCTCAGGATGTACTCTTTCATATTTAACTATAAAAGATGAAGGTGGTTCTCTATGTGGATATACTCTTATTATATTAGGGGGTATATACATAAATGTTCTAGCTGCTCCTGAGAATATCATTGCTGTTTCTGCTCGTTCTATTCCTTCAACATATGCAATAACTTCTTCTTCATTAGCTAATGTATATGTATAAGGATATCTATGCACCAAATAATCTGTTTCTTCATAATGCACAGCCACTACGTTTAATATAGAGCATCCATCAGGATCAAATATATAATACATGTTTGATCCTGGTGATACCAAATACTGAGGAATATTAGGATTTACTGTAACCCAATTAACATTTGGAACATATTTGGAAAATTTTGGTAAAACAAACATCTTTATTTCCATCTCTATATCATTATCAGATAATTCTATGCCAACATATGGAAAACCTAATTGTCTTTTTATATAATATAAGACTTTCTGCATTGAAAGCATCTTATTCTATACTCCTCCCCACATTTGATGTATCTTGTCTATAAATAACATTGTCTCTCCAAAGGATAATTTCTTTTGCTGATCTAATTTATTGAACTCATTAAAAACTGATAATGGCATTGAATTAATAATCTCGTCAAAACACATCAACTTATAATTACGTTCAATTATGTCCCAATTATCTAACATCTTATGAGCTATATCAGTATCCATTAGTTCTATTATCTCTCTTAAAACTTTAATATTGTTAATTGGTTCTTTAATTTGATTTAAGAATGCAAATGTTTTCTTAAAACCATATCCTTTAATACCAGGCACATCATCACTCTTATCTCCAGCTATACATTTAACATAAATATAATTTTCTATTGGAAATGCTGGATCTATGTCAACCTGTTTTTCAAATTTAGTATACCAATTAGTATGATCATAAAAGCATTTATTATTTTTTGAGTTTCTATAAAATATCTTAGTGTTTTTAAACTTTAAAGTCTGAAACATATCAGTATCTCTTGAGTAAATTATATTAATATATTTATCATCGTTAAACTCTGTTTTTATTAAATAATGTGCTGCAAAATCACTTTCAAAATGCGATAAATTTATACTATGATTATTATACATTTTCTTGGATGCTTTATGTATTGCTTCAAAATTTTGTCTTATAACTTTCTTTACTGTATCTGTTTCTAATTCTGATACAGTATTAAACTTTGTAATTACTCTGTTTTTCTTATAATCACTATATATGCTTCTATGATATACAGAATCACCAGAATCAGATATATGAAACAAATTCATATTTATATTGTTTTTATGCATATATTTAAAATGAAAGAGCACAAAATCTAACCATGACATAAATATATCTGTTATTGGTTGTTTAGAACCTCTATTTACATCTATAGCTGCCTGTACGGCTTCCTTTATAAATAACCCTGTCAAACAGTTCTTGAGATCTACAAATATGTTAACTTGTTTGGAAGGATCTATAACAGAATCCAAATCAGACCAAGATGGATAATATCCTATGAAGATCATTGTATGCTCAACTCCCTATCGTATTCTGGTACGCTGGTATATATCTATGTTAATGACATCTGAAAACTTAATACTAACTAGAGTGATAGCTATATTGGTGTTTTCATCATAAAAGATTGAAAGCATGGGGTCTGTTTTTGTTGGTATATTTAAAAAACAAGCATTATTTAACTTAAGTGAGTATGGTTCTGTAATAACTACACTACCTCCATAGGGAAGTGTAAATACAGTCATGGTTATGTTTTTGGCTGTATCTGTTAATAATGCAGATATGTTATCAGAGGATATATTGAATTCTATATTTTGGGTATTTACAACATCAGATATCTTCTTTATTTTCTTCAATATATAATCATCTAATTTATATGTTAAAAAGTAAGATTCTGGATTATATGATGTCATAAGTTGTTCATCATATCTGTTTGTCAATATAGAATCTTGTGGGATTCTTATTTCTAATGTAGATGATTTATCGCTTAAATAATAGGATTTCTCATCTTTAGTTAATGTGACTTCTTCAGCATCAGAAAATACTGATAACATATTATTTGTCTTTTGTAAATTTGATAGTCTTAATTCATCAATATCAGCATTAAATATACTTGATAAATCAGCATCAATGACAAACAGACTATTATTACTCTTTTGATGTATCTTTGCATTTTTAATATGAAGATCATCACAATAACCTTTAATGAATCCACACAATGAAATAAATTGTTTAAAATCTTCTTTGGAAAAGATCATTTATATCACACTCCTGTATATTATAATGATTAATTATATTTCTAAACTAATATATGGATCAACTTTATCATATTGTCCAAAATCTTTATCAATTTTATTTCGCACTACTTTAACGTTATTATAATTTAATCCAGTTAAATAATTGTTATCATCTTTATCGTTGTCAGCTACAATTATTATATTGGGATAATTACATAGTGTCAAAGACTTTATTAATTTATAGGTATTAGAAAACGTACTAGTAAGTGCAGCTGCAAAGATAGCATCATCAGGGATATCAATATATCTATGTATGTAAACATTGAGTATATCAAATATACCTTCTGCTATTACAACAGTTTTATGCTGTCTGAATTTAAATATATCAATTGTATTATTAACAATAAAAGTATCATTCCCATCAGCAAGGGAATAATTATAATATCTAAATAACTTATCATCATTCAATACTCTAAATATCATTTTCTTTTTGTAATAAGTTAAAAAACAAATACCCTTCTCAAAAACAATATCTTTTAACTTATTTTGAACTATATCAACATAAGTTTTATATGAGAGTATGTTATATTCTGGAAGAATAGTATCTACTCCAAGTCTTTGCTTAATGTATTCGTATATAAACTCTTCATATTGTTCATCATTTATATTAAAGGATAAATTTGAAGTTGATGTAATACTTCTATCTGATGATACATTGTCATAATAGTCTTCAATATTAAGATCATCTTGTAAACCTATCTCTCTTATTAAATATGATAAATGGCCACCAGTACCACAGCGTACACATCTAAAGACAGGTTTATCTATAGCAATATATAGATGACCATGTGTGGTATCTTTTGAATCTCCACAAAATGGACATCTAAATATATGGTGCCTTGTATTTGATTTAATATAAGTTAATTTAGTTTTTAATATATCTTTTAATTGCATGATAATTTACCAATTTTTTGATTGAATAATATACATTCATATATCATTGCTATAAAATGTGCTACCTTATCTATTACATTATTAAAGGTATTCATGTATCTGTTCAAAACAATATAACTTGATAATGAAACATCCTTTTCGTTAAGAATATATCTGATGACTTCTATTGGATTCACTTCTGAAGTATGCATTATATTTCTAATTTGAGTTATATTGTATTTAAGTTGGTCTATATTATTATTTTCTATTGTATTAAATACCAATTCTGCAAGGGTAGAAATTGATTCTATACCAGTAGAAAATGAAAACACATTATTTATACACATTGATTGGAGATTATTTATAACTGCTCTAAAATCAGGATAATAGTAGTCTACAAGATTTACAAGATCTTCTTCCTCATATGAGATATTTTCATTACCTAATATATATCTGATCTTATCAATCATGATACTCTTTGGAATACTAGTAAACTCAAATACAGCGCATCTTGATTTCATAAAATCAGGTATCTTATTAGCATAATTTGCTGTAAATATAAATCTAGTGAGATAATCTGTATTTATTTGATCATTTTCAATTGGATTTCTAATGATTAACCAAGCATCGTTAGTTAAATTATCACACTCATCCATAACAACTACTTTATATTTTGAAGAATATGGTGGTGTTTTCATAAATTCAATGACAATATCTCTCATACTTTGAATGCCTCTATCATCAGATGCATTCAAAAATAATCTATCGTTGTCATTATTGGTAAAATGATTCATTAAGATCAATGCCAATGTTGTCTTACCTGTACCAGGTTTACCAATAAACATACAATGAGGTATATTGTCTTGCACAATGAAACTATTGACAGCAGTTTTGATTGTATTGTTCAATACAACATCATCTAACTGCTTTGGCCTATATTTAGCCACCCATAAATAATTCTGAATATCCATGATAATGATTTACCTCCCAACCAGATATTATTATATATCAATATTACTATAATACCTTTTTATTGCTTCCTTAGGAATAATTCTATCACCACGTTCATATTCTTCAAGCCCTATTCTTGCATTAATCCATGGATCTTCTAGACGAACCATATCACTAAGTTCCTGAGGTTCTTTAACTCCATAAAATTCACATACTGCATCAATTGTTTCCTTTTGTTCGTCTGTTAATGTATTAAATGATTCTATCATACCTGAATTTACTTCAAATTTTCCTTTAAGTAATTCATATAACTCTTCAACAACAGGTCCATTAGCCCACGCTTTAATTTCCTCGAAGAAAAGAGGTTCATTATCCCAAGCTAGACTCCATGCTTGTGAATAATATACAAGCTTTTGCAACTTCATATTTGGTAATGATTCATACTTTTCTAAAATATATTTGGCTATATCAAAAACAGATATCATTGGGATAATGGCTCCTTTATTTAATATCATCAATACAAGAATAGCATATATTTATATCTTTTGCAACCCAGGCATAATTATAGGATCAGTATTTCTAAGAGACTCTAAGAAAATTGCAACTTCTCCTTTCAGAGCATCATGAACTTCCAATAGATCCATCCTGTTATATTTTGTTTGCATTACATGCTCCAAATATGCTGTCATATCACTTACCACCTGTTCTGAATATAATGCAGGTTCATATTCATAAGTAAATGCTATTTTGTCATCTTTAGCTCTATATCCATGTTTATATATTACCCATGATACTGTTTCAATCAATCTATTAGCTGCTGTTTTTGCTGCATAATCAGATGTACATTTTACATAAAAATATAAATAGTTATCACTATCAAATGCAACTGCACATAACCTATATTGAGCATTTGAATATATAGCATCTAGGTTTTTGATTGCATTAAAGAAATTACTATCTGACGCTTTATCTCTTTTAAATAACAGTATATGACGCATATCATAACTATTAAGTAAATTAATTTCAGCAAGCAAAGCATCTTTATCAGCATCAGGTACATCATATGGAACACTTAACTTACCTTTGAATACATTGGATTTACGTTTATATATAGCAGATGAATCTTCTTCTATAGGAACTCCGTTAACTTTTAAAACATATTCTGATGCTATACTATTTTGATATAGTATTAATATTGTTATTACATCATTTTTATCACATGGATATACGAACCTAATTTGTTCATTTTCTATAGTATATGCTGCATCATAGATCTCCAGCAAACCATTTCTGAATACCATAATATCAAAAACATTATTGTTATAATCATCACTTATGTCAAATATATATTGTCCCAAATCAGCGACAGATGTTATTCTTTTCATATCCAACCATGTATAATTAGGATTTATATTCACATAATTATTAATCGTTATAATATCATTTTCATTACATCCATAATTAAATACAATTGATTTGGTATCAAAGACAAAAATATAATCTAATCCTTCTACTTGTTGCAATCCATTTCTAAATACAATTATATTAGACATTCCTTCAACATATATATCTGTTATATCATATACTGTTTGATTTTGCGTTGCTATTAACGTCTTAGTATTCACATTTATAGTAGTAATATCATCATATTTTCTATAGAAATTATATATTGTTATTACATCATTTTTCCTACATGGAAAATTGAAAATCAGTCTTTTATTAATAACATCTATAGTATAATCTAATGATTCAATCATATGCAAACCATTATGATATATATCAAAATATATACTACTTGCTTCACAACAATCAGATATATCGAATATGCTCTGATTGGCTTCTGCTATTTTATAAACTCTGTGCAATAATACATATTCTTCTAATGATTCTGATACTGTTATACCACCAGCATCAGTTACACTGCATGCTATTCTATAAGTACCATTACCCATTGCAATTAAAAATAATCTATCATCTTCTGCAAAAAACATATATGGATGTTCTGAAAATACATTCCAGGAATATTCAAAAGGTGGAATACCACAATCTGGTATATCGACTGAAAAAGAAGCATAGCTGGGAATATAACTAGTTTCTGCTCTATTTAATTTAATACGTGGTCTAGTTCTAAACAATGTGCCATCATCAATAGATTCTATTGTAATAGTTTTACTAATCGTACTATAAATATGTTTTTGCATATTATAGTTGTAATCATAAAGATTAACAGTACAAGTTACATTTACAGTTTGATTATATTTTAAATAAAAGATAAATTTACTTGCATTTTGCTCTGCGTTAAATACTACATCTGGATTGTCTACAGAAAATATATACTCTCTATATTCCCAAGGTTCTATATCTGTAACATATGCTATGACTATATACTGCGATGGATTTAATCCAACACACGCATAATCTAGATTTAAATTTGCCATATTGTATCATTCTCTCCTATCATATTATAGCAAAGCTATTATTAATGCTATACCAAGTATAGATGTAGATGTTTTATATACTTTAGATTCAAACTTTAAGATATTATTTTCACTTTTAAGTAAGGCTATCTCTTTCTCTGTTGCTGCTATATATTGCTCCAATAAATCAGCTTTTTGTTCATATTTAAGATATAGATCTTTATATATCTGTGCAATTTTATCATTGGTGTCCTTTTCACGTTCATATGCTTCTTTATATGCATCACGCTCTGCTTGTATACGTTGGAGATCTGCTTTTAATATTTCTATACCAGAAGCAACATCTGTTGCATCATTTTGAGTCAAATAAAACCCTGGTCCTACTTTAATACTTTTTCCATCAGGTAAAGAAAGTATACCACTCTCTATTTTCATACCTAATGCCAGAGAGGGACTTACCATTATCAATACAAATATTAAACAAAATATAGTTAATAATACCATTCTCTTCATGAATATCTTCACCTCATAACAAATAACATAATAATATCTAAATAAGCTATTTTGCTTTTTTCTTCTTTTTAGCTACATCAGCAGCAAAGTCAAAAGCATCTAGTATATCTTGATCAGATTCAATAGGTTTTGGCTCAATTTTCTGAGCATCTTCCAGTTGTTGATTTAAATCAGCTTCTATATCTTCTCTTTCATCCATTACTTGATCAAATTGTTCCTTATTTTCTTTTACTGCTTCATCTACTTTGTGCATTTCATCTTTTAACTGTTCTTTTTGTTCTTCAAGCTCATCTATCTTTTCATCTATATCTTTATTTGATTTCTTAAATAAAAGTAGGATAAATGCAATGACACCTAGCAAAGCAATAACTATATCTTTTAGAGTCTTATGCTTACTGAAACTATAAATACTAAGAGCAATGACAGCTATTATTATCAAGCTTAATATAATATCGTTAGAAATCACATAGTTAATAATATCTCCTATCATTTGTCATAATAGACAATAAAGTATATATTGTCTATTATTCACCTCCTGTTTTATCTTTTTATCGTAAACTATCTATAACTAAAATCTAAAAACATAGGCTTCTTCCTGCTTCATTGACTGTTACCCAAAAATCTGAAGTCTTACATGATCTCCAAAGGCATTGCTTTGGACAGTTCTTTCCCTAGTTATATTGTTTATCGTATCAATAATATTATTAAATCGTATTGATTGTGAATATCTCCAGATAATTCTCCCCAATCAATAGTTAATTTCAATTGATCTTTAGATAGTAATGTCTTTTCTACTGGCATTTATGTTTAGTCCTCCTTTTAAATTAAGAACATGATAAATAAATATTGATTTAAACAATACTCTTATAATTATAAACAATTTTAAAAACTTTTATAATTAAAATACATAGTATGCATCTACTACATTAGATGTAGGATTATATCCACCACCAAATAGAGCATAATTACCTACAGTAGTAGCTGCGAAAAGATATCTAGCTACACTTAATGGTGTAGGTGTAGTTCTCGTAAGAGATGTATCATATGCATCTACTACATTAGATGTAGGATCACTACCACCACCAAATAGAGCATAATTACCTACAGTAGTAGCTGCTAAAGTATTTCTAGCTATACTTAACGCAGTAACTGTAGTTCTAGTAAGAGATGTATCATATGCATCTACTACATTAGATAAACTACTACCAGTATATCCACCACCAAATAGAGCATAATTACCTACAGTAGTAGCTGCTAAATAACCTCTAGCTACACTTAATGGTGTAGCTGTTCCATAATAAGAAAGAATAGATGGAACATATTCTGTCTGTTCAGTCATAAACCATTGTACTTTAAGCATTTGTTCTTCTCCTTTTATTTAACATTTATAGTATTCTGTTAATTAATTTTATATTTTCTTATACTATAAACACAATCGAAATATATTTATTAAATAACTTTATAAATATTATTTATTTTTTAAATCATATTGCTTTTCTCTAATTTCCCAATTCTCACTGACTGTATCTAATGTAATTGTTTTTAACATATCAACATATGCTTTTATTTTATCTGGAATATCCACTGCTGTTAATATAGCTTCCCATTCACCTTCAACAATATCTATAGGTATCTTTAGATAGTTATTATGATACATTTCATGAACAGATTGACTTAATGGTATAAATCCAATCATATTTTCAAAATGCCATTTCATGACTTGATGAGCTATGTCAAAAGAAGTAAAGGAATCATTATTATATATAGCTATCTGGATATAATTATATAACGATATTGGATAATGATGTAATTCAATTTTACATTCGTCACTAGTGTGCCCTGTTAAATAACAAACAAATCCAGTTCCTAATGCTCCATGTACAAATCTTACCCATCTATCATATTCTGGAGATTTTCTTACTATCTTCTCAACTTCTCTAATAAATCTCTTCTCTTCTTTCTCTGTTAAAAAATCATCTGTATAAAATGATTCTTCACCATATATAGGACTTTCTAGAGTAGGATTATTAGTAATCATCTTTAAATCGTCTCTACTTCTGTCTTTATTAAACACCATTCATCATCAGTTATAATCTCTTTCATCCTAAACACCTCCTTTTTATTTTCACCAAGAGTTGAATACATAGATAAAGCATAATCAAAGAAAGAATACACTACAAAATTACTCACTTTGGATATAAATAATCCATACTTAGCATTTTGAATATCATAAAGTTTTATTATATTATCGTCTAATAATATAACAGTCTTTTTAGTAGAAAATTTCTCAATATCATTGCATGAAAATAATAATTGTTCATCTACTCCATTTAACTCTCTAATATATATTGCATCATCGTCATTTAACATATCATCATCGTTTACTATACATATAGTTACATCTTTAGGTAATAAACTATACAACATTCCATATTTATCATTAAATATAATTATCATATCAGTATCTAATTTAGAAAAATTAACATTAGAATAAAAATATCTTAATTTAATTAAGTCATACATATCATTATCATTTGGTACATACACTTCATTATTCCAGCATAATATATTATCATCTAATTTTGTTAAATTAAGATCAATATCTTCTTTATCAAGTTTTTTAATTTTCTTAAACGAGTCCTTATCATAAAAACTTAAGATATCTAACATTATTTACCTTCCTTTTAATTTATTTTTTCTGAATATGTTTTATATTTAATATTTGATGTTGTTTGACATATATAAGAATAATCACAAAAGAAACACTTACTTTTGTCTATATATTTGTTGGTTAATGGTGGTGGTACATTCATATCTATATGTCGTTTGAGATCATTGATATATTCTTTTATACTAATATCAACTTTATCGAGCAATTGTACAGTAATAGGAATATCAAATACTTTTATATCTATCTTACCCCTACTGACATACAACAATTGAACTAAATCAATATTATAATTCTTAAATCTATTTAAAAAGTATGCATACATAATAGCTTGTTTCATATGTTCTGGTTTAGGTTTGTCTGGCAATACATCTATAGTTTTTATTTCAATTAAAGTTTTATCATTAAGATGTATATCCATCCTAAAACTAATAGGAAAAGCAAATACATCTGTGATCTTTATCTTTTCTTCTTTATCAATACATGGTATCCTTTTCTGAATAATAGAATGAATTGTATTTCCTACTTCTGTAACTATTTCTTCATAAGGATATATATAATTACGTTTACGCTCAGTATTGACAAAATCAAAATAAACCATTCTTATACAATTAACTAAATCAGTAACAGAGAGGTTTTCTTTTTGATAGGAATTTCGTTGTTTAACATGTTCCATATAATAGTCTCGCAAATATTCATCAAGTAGTTCTTTTGTAATCTTTGCAGGTATATTATTATTACTAATAATTGTATCAGTATTAGCTTGTTGCTTTATATCTAATGGAGCTTGTGCTGGTTTATCAACCCAAGCAATATTATCGCTATTTACATCCTTCTTAAGTTTCTCTACATCTTTAGCTTCTATTGTTTTCATTTCATCAATATACTTTAATACGTCTTCAGGTTTAATCATGATAAATAATTAACCTCCCTACTAAAAATAGTATTTAATTTACTATCACATCTGGAGATCCACTTATATGTTTACCAACTAATCCACATTTCTTACACTTCGTGCTATCACCAATTCTTGTAACTGGTTTACTATTAACAAATACATTGGGTGATCCAGAAATTGATTCAAAAGTACCACCATGAGGACAATTAGTTGGTCCTGTATCATTTACTCGATGTACTTTTTTACCATTAACAAAAACATTGGGTGATCCAGTAGCATTTGTACCCACTCTATGATGTGGACAACAATCATATCCAGGGTTACAAGTATTTTCTTCTTCGTCTCCAATTCTTGTAACTTTTGGCATTATTATATTATCTCCTTTTCAGTATAATATAATAATTCTAATATCTGTTAATTTCCATTACTTCTATTACAATAGTTTCAGTGTTTGCTTTAGTATAGTTAACCTTTATCGTATGATTATCTATAACATCTATATCTTCAAAAATATCACCATTAATTAAAACAATAAAATCTTTAGATAAGTCCATTTCATCACTCTGCAATATTAATGGTGTTATTTCTCCACTTTCTGGTAATTCTACTTCAAATACTGTTCTATTTAATATTTGAGCTAACGATAAAGCACGATCTTCCTCTGCATACATATATGCAACTCTATCATTACGTTCTTCTTTAGATATACCAATTAATTTAAATGATGCTGTTGGTGGTATATCTAGATCATAATTAGGAACAAACACATTATATATACTAACATCAAAATCTACTATGTCAAGATCAGTATACAGATTATATAATGCAGGTAGTTCTATTTCATATGTTAACTCTCCAGTTAATGCATAATCACTTAAACCTGTACCACCATAAAATTCAGATGCATCTGTTAAACTTTCTAATCTAACTTGAACATCAGTATCAACTTGTAAATAATATTTATTCTTATTTATTGATCTTATTAGCATATTACTTAAATTAGTTTTAGACCAATCTAAAAACACAACACCCTCATCTGTGAATAATCTAACATCATCTTCAATTATTAAAAATTGCTTAATATGATTTAACATTATCCACTTTCCATAACCTCTAAAAGCATCCAGAAAAGCCATCTGAATATCATGTATTTCCATTAAAGAATGTGCAAACACTCTAATGTCAACACTACCAGTCATACGTCTTGTTACTATATCCAATGCTGATCCATCTTGAAAAATGAATGGTTGCTGAAACCATTTAGATTGAAATGGATGATATGTAGTATATCTAAAAGGAAAATCAAGTTCTTTCACCTGTTCTACTAAATTTGGAGTAAATACAATCATAGGCATTAATGGACCCTGTAATGTTATATTAGGATCAGCTTGTGATTGAAAAATTAATTGAATTGCCTTATCCATTGTTCCTACCATTGTGAAGTTAAATTTATAAACATTTGTATTAAAGAACGATCTAAGTGCATTTATAAATGGTCCAAATGTAGTATGTATATATGGAACTCTTTTAGATACTTTCTTATAAGACAAATTAATCTACCTTTCCTTATACCATATTACAAAAATATATTGAGTTATTATTCTAGTGGAAATACATTTCCATTACATAAAAGATTTTAAGGAGACAAATCTATTGGATAATCAATTAACATCCTCTTACCAGAAGGATAAACAAAGTTTTCATAATATACTTTCAATAATTGAACTATATTGTCATCTTTATCTTTCTCATTATTAAGTGATTTTAAACTGCCTGTTGATATTATCCACAATATAGCATCTGTTAACAATAAACGTTCTTTGGTATCTAATCCTTTTTCTTCCAATATCTTAGATATATATCTTATAGTCTTTCCATCAATCAACATATCCATTATATCCAATGCATATTTATCATAATATTTTGATGCATTTCTCAATAATATTAGTAAGTTAGCTGATGACAATTTAGTTCTATTATCAAGTTCATATAACAGATAAGATACTTCATCAATAACATCTATAATCAAACTATTTAATTTGACAAAACTTATTAGAACACTATTTAAACAATCAAATACAGAACCCATCCAATGGTTTTTGATGATATATATCAACCAATAGTTCTTGGGTAAATATTCTGATACCTTCAATAGAAAAACGTTAATCCTATTTATTTGTTCTGGTGTTTTATTGCTTTCTTTATAGTTACTTACTTTTTCTAATATTCTTTTTTTATTGATTAATATACTGTATGTATCACTATCAAGTACCTCTTCAAACTCATCTAAATGATCAACTATAAACATTAATACTTGTTCCCAATCAATCTCAAGAAGCATATTTTTAATGTCTCTATCATAATCCAAATAATCTTCTCTTGTTGCACTTTCTGCAAATCTAAACTCATCAATGATACTATTCTTTTCTAATTCAAACAGTTTATCATACAACTTTCTGGTATCCTTGATATAAAGATAATCAATAAGTTCTTTTATAACAGGTGCAAAGATATAAGCACTTAATTGTATTTTATTATCTGTAAATATAACAGTCCTCTTCCATATCTCTATAAGTTCCTTTAACATTGTTAGCTGGACCTCTCTTTAATCTTATCACATGTTGATTTAATAATATTATATATATCACCATAAGGTATTCCAGCATATATAGGTGTACCTTCAATGAATCCATCTGAATCAACTGGTCTATTTTTAATATCAGATTGATTAATATAGGATATAGAACCCAGTAATGTTATAACAGCATCTTTATATACATCCAAATCCCAATTAAGTACTTTTAATACTTTAACAAATGCCACTACTGACTCACTCACTGCTAATTTTAATGTGTTGCGTTCTTCATTAGTTGTAGCACTAGCTATTATATTTACAATTAGCATTCTGGTGAATCTGTACATGGGTTTATTTATCAAAGTAAACGCATCTACCATATTTAAGCCTGGTGTGTTACTTCCAATGGCAATATGCTTAGCCTCAGAGTACCATAACAGCAAATATATATCAGTCAATGCTTTTACAAGATAGTATTTCTCTTGTGGCTTTAAAGTTGAAAGAGGTAAGTCAATATAACTATAATCATATTTATCTTTAGCCAGCATCTTGTCTAATACAAATAATCTCCACACATATTTCTCATCTTGTTCTTTAAATATATCTTCACATAGTGCTTTATGATACTTTGAAGCAATAGAAGTATCTGCTTTATTGGAATATAGTTCCAGAAATGATTTCATAGCAAGACGACCATATTTAAACGCAATTTGTTTACGTTCATTTTTATCTTTGGTCATATACATTTCTTCATAACCAGCTGCAAATAGAGATGCAGTATAAAGTACTGATGTTGCAGGTATACCAACGTTTCCTCTGTTAATCATCATTGCTGACAAATTTCTCTTGGTGAAAACATTGCCAAGCATATTGCATAAGAGTGAATCATCAATTAATCTAGGACGTTCCTTGGTTATAGTCTCAATGATTTTCTTAAGATTGATTCTTGAATAATACTCTTTGACCTCCTCAGGAAATGTTGAATGAGGAACATTAGCATCACTTAATTCTGGAGTAAGCAGTTCAATTATGGGCTTAGGATATACTTCTGTCAAGGGTATCTCCTTCTCAAAATTTTGGACATTTTCAACAACTGGTTTATTTTTAACTAGAGATATCTTTTTAGCTAAATCATCATGAAGCCCTCTATCATTTTTGTCTAGCTCTTCACGTTCAATTTGTGCAATTGATTTGACATCCTCTTTGGTTACATCACTATTGCTTGCGCCAATAACATTAAACTCATCTTTGAGCAAATCAGCCAAAAAGGCATCTTTATCCATTGTCTGTATTTCACGTTCTATCTCTTCATCAGATAAAAACTCAGTAGAAATTAGATCATCATCACCAGCTTCATTTGTCTGAGTTTCTTTAATTTCACCAGCATCAACATATGACTGCTCTGTATCTATTTCAACTTCAACAGGAATATTATCATGCTCACTTTCAGTTTCTGTATTTTCTTCACTGTCATGGATAGTGCCAATCGTATTTTCAGTAAGCACTCCTGCTAGTGTGTTAGTTTGACTAATCAAAGTATTTGAATGGTTTTGTGTGTTAGTAAAATAGGCCATCAACGAACCAACTGCAGCACTGAATGCTGTTGATATCTCCTGTTTGATGTTGGATGTGAAATTGTCAAGTCTGTTACTCTGTTCGTCAACTTTTTTGCTATTTTCAAGTAGCATAGCATATAAGCTATCAAGCTTTTCAAGTTTAGTTTCAAGGTAGCTATCTCTAATTTCTTGCTTAATTAAAGCATTGTACACTGGTGCATTGTTGATGAATCCATTGAGTCTCTCTATCAGGATTGAGATCTCACCAGCTGTGGTGACCATGTCAAAAGTGGTTGACCCATTTGTCCATTTGAACAGGAAAGCAGGTATTTTCTTGACTGGATCAATGTATGGCATAACTTCAAGTATGACTTTTTTGCTGAATGCTTTCCTGATGATTGATTTATCTCTTTGATCTTGTGCAATGGTCCAACCTTGTGTAACTGATGTTGCAAAAACTTTGTTGATTGTACTGCTGGATATGACATACTTCAGCATCACTGCAAAGGTTACTGCGTGTTCAATTGGGATGTACACATTGAATTTCACATTGTCAATCGTGAACATGAACATGTGAAAAAATGGCTTGTACTCTGCAATGGTACCTGTGTATCTGCCTTTCTTGAGAAGAATTACGTGCTCAATGTAATACTTTAAACTCCTAGTTGAAGACTGAAAATCACATCTGCTGCCTTCAACAGGCATCCATTCCTCAATCAATTCCTCCTCCACTGCGTTCTTATCTGGGCTAAATCTTTGATTTATCATGATTGTGATTGATGTCCTCCTTCGTGTTTAGAATTTTTGCTGCTTTTGCTTTACTGCTTGTGGTGCTACTGCTTATCCCCTGGCCAAGGATATTTTAATTCTACACCAGCTGGTTTGATTTTGTCAACACCTTTTTTTGAAATTTTGAAAACCAGATCTGATGCTCCTAAATCATAGACTTTTATCTTGGGTTTGTCAACAGCATGTTTAATTTTTATGCAAAATTGGGCCTCTAGACCTATAACTGGGGATGATATTAGCCACCCACTCATTATATTAAAAGTATTAAAGTATTATTAGGGAATAGTATATTTAAAATAATATTATTAATACAAAATTAGTGTTAGTATTATATTATAATATAATATTAATATTAATATATCTAGGTACTAGTATTATTATAATAATAATTATAACACACACCCTAACTCTGTAAAGAGAGTTAGGGTGTGTGTGTTATAAAAATAATAAAATTATTAGATTCAGTATTTTAATATTAATATTAATAATAATACTAGTATTTAATATTATTATATATATATTAATATTATTATTATATATTAATATTATTATTATATATTATCTAGCTAAGTATAAAATACTAGTATTTATAATATTTTATTTTAATATACCCAAGTTATATATTATAATATAATATTATAAATAATAGGCAAGCTATCATTTTCACAAAGTATGTGTGATCCAATTCTGCCAGCTAAAGTATTATCACCAAGTAAATATATATTATATAAAATTATTTATCTGAAAATCATATATTATTTATATTTAGTATATCAGATATTTTATATTATATAAAATTTTAAGTTATGATTATATATATAATATAAAATTCAATTTTGGAAGACACCAGTTAATATCAGTGTTTTTATAATCTCATCACCAAGAAAAATTATATTATATATGATTTTTACTCAAAAGATGATATATAATATAAAATTTCTAGTTATATGTTTTTATATTATATAAAATAATTTTGGTATATAATATAATTTTTATATTAATATATTATCCTAGACTAATACAGTAATTCTTTAATTATAAACATAAAATATATTTTTGTACTAGTAAACTTTTCTATGCCAATTAGTTCATTTTAACATTAGTTCAAAATAAACTTAAGTTTACAAATACTAGCAAATACAATGTTAACTTAGTTTAATTTAACTATATTGACATGTATAAATCTGTATAATATAATTATTTTAACTAAATAGTGATAGACGACACCAACTTCCATAAAAGGAGCAAAATACATTGGAAGAAATATGGCTCAGTAATTTATCGTTTAACTATTTGTTATCAATTGGTGATGCATTCTGTAAGGAATGTCCTATGTTTAAATATCATCAAGGATACTTGAACAGCATTATAGGAGACGTAGAATGTATTAGAGATAGTGGTCATATGCAAAGGCAGTTTATTTCTTTGATTAAAACATTAGAGAAAGCTGATCAACTAGCTGGTCTTGAAAGAAAAATTCCAATTTATATTAACTATTATAGGTAAGATTAAATTCAAATTAAACAGTAATAGAAGCTCTTACTTATAGAAGTTGATAATAGTTTACTGTAACATATGTTCACATATTTTAGGAGGTTAAAATTGAATTTACTATGATTACTATACAAAGAAAATACATGTTGTTACCTGATGATTGTATCCAGGCTAATATTGATGATGATACATTTAATCAACTTATCATATTATGTTTAGAAAATAATATAAGTTATGATTCAATAGTAAATATAATAAATAATATATGTTTAATTGTTGACCCATACGCTGAAGCTATTAGAGTTATTATGGCCAAACCAAATAAGCAATTTACTATTGTTTTTAAATGCAACAATATTAGTTTAAATATGTTAAATAAATTACATACTCTTAACAGAATGATACAACAGTGTGAATCACTAGTATTTAAACCCAATCTTATTATTATTCGAAATAAATGTAAAAGATCAGAACAAAGTATGTAATACGTATATAATGTTACTATTTTTACCTATTATCTAGTTAGAGACATAAATGGAGGGTTATAAATGTGTAAGATTAACGATAATGATTTTATCAATAATGTACCAACAATACGATTACTTTATCTCATTTCTAAATATAGTACAATTTTTGTTAAAGAAACAGTGATTACTAATCTAAAAAATAATATAGTGGATATATTTAATGAGTTAAAGCAATTGGTAAAAAATATTGATAATATATGGTTGGTATTTAATAATGTTTCTGTTGTTGACCCAATAGATAAAAGCGTTATATATCCATCTATAATATTAAAGGAGTTAGAAATTCCAACACCAGAAGAATATATTTCTCAGAACGATATAACTAATCTATTTAATTCTAAATCGATTAAAGATGATCAATATACTATTCAAACATTAGATGATAATAATAGCCTTTTTATAGCTCCAATATTATATATTGATATACCTACAGCATTACTGATTATAAAGATTAATGGTAATATGTCCAACATATTTTTTGATACATTAGCGTTATTTGCAGGATTAATATCATCTGCAGTTTTTAAAATATTATATTTAAGCACTGTCATACAAAAAAGTAGATTTATTAGGGCCATCCAGGATATTATACCAGATTATCTTTGGATAAAAGATGCTGATGGTAAATATACATATGCAAATGAAAAAGCAATGGAATTTCTAGACGCTCAAGATAATAAAGACGTACTTAACAAAACATATGATTACTTTTATAATACAAAACTTTTGAAATATAAGCTCCAGAATTTTAAACCAGATATTGTTAATGAAACAGATAAACAAGTAATCAAAAATAAAGAACCTGTTAATTATGTTGAATCTGGATATAATAAAGACATATATGAAACATACTGTGTCTATAAAGCACCAATACTTAGTAATGATAGTATTAATGTAGATGGAATAATAGGTCATGCTATAAATCTAACTGAATATATAGCCCTCCAAAAAGAACTTTATAAAATGGATACTCTCCTCAAGATTATTACTGATCAAATACCAAACTTATTATTTGTACATGATAGAACAGGTATTATAATATATTCAAATAAACAATTAATAGAATCCTCATTAGTCACATCCAAGTTAACTTATATGGATATTATAGGACAACATTACAAAGATATATTTGTATCTAACAAAGAATTTATAGATTCTTTATATCGTATAGATAAGTTAATAATTGAACATAGAAAACCAATAGAACATACTGTTAAAACTAATAATAATGATTGGTATAGCTTTATACATACACCATTATTCTTTAATAAAGATATTATTGGTATTATCTCTATAGGTACAGATATAACAGAACAAATAAGAGAATTTGAAAAGATTAAAAAAGAGGTAGAACTTATTACTAAACAGTATTTTATAAACAATGATAAAACTTATGCTGATATGAAAAGAGAATTTGCCAAAATGAAGGAAAAAATTTCAGCAATAAAAACAAGAAATGGTGGTGCATAGCGTGTCACAGGATGAATACATACCAGCCAAATTTGTTGAGACTATACTAGCCACTATCATCAAACCACAGGAAGACAACCTTGAAGCTATTAAAGAACTCACCAAATCAATAAACGAGTTATTATCATATGTAACTGCACCACCCTCTAGAGCACAACTTTATGATATTATTATGAAAAATAGAGAAGTTATATCAGAAAAAATAGATGAATGTATTAAAACTTTAGATTCAGTATTGGAAAAGAAAATAAATATTATATCTGATAATGAAAAGAATATGCTACTTGAAATTAAAAGGTTGTTTGAAGATAATAGAGAGATGATAGAGCAACTTAAGACTTGGCGTAATGAAGATGTATTACAAAATGTATTACAAAATAAGGACTTTCAAGACAGATTAGAATCTGTCTTTCAAGAAGGTAGTCCATTATATGACAAAATAATGAAAATAACATCTGATATTGAAGAGCTTAAATATCATAATAAACTGGTATTAACTGTTATCAGTGTTGCATTTTCCATTATAATGGCAGCTATATCATATGTAACTTTAGTACCATAGATAGATTGTTTGACATTGCTTATAATATATGTTACTATACAATAGGTATTACTCATCATCAGATAGGATTATAGTATTTTTACATCAGTGGTTAGAGGGCTGCGTAGCGGACTTCTAACCACTGAATATTCTAAAAAAATAGACTTGACAGTTATTATCTTACTTGATAGAATGATACTGATAGAGATACCTATCATAAATTACAGGAGGTATTAAAATGAAATATCAAGGTGCAAGTTCTATATTAGTAACAGTCAATATTACATGTAAAGATAGTGCTTTTACTGAAGGAGCAGATAACGACCATGTATCTGCAGTAGTATCGTTGATTTCTAGACATGGTTCTTCTTTCAAGGTATTAGTACCAAATGCCTTTAGAAGTATTGATGATATAAAAATGGTTGCATTTGAAACTGTAACTGGTATTAGATCTAATGAGTTAGCTAAGTATTTTATGGTGAAATTGGAAAATCTAGAATTTATTAGTGATGATGAATTCATTATGTGTGTACCAATAGCTGATAGTGTAAAGGATATACCTGGATATACTGAACAAGCTGCTGAGTCTCAGCAAACTACTGCAGAAAAAACAGAATAATAAATAGCCAACTAAAAAACAATATCTCCCACTTCATTCAAGTGGGAGATACTATTACTATAATAAAAAAGGAGGTAGAATATTGAAGGAAAAAGGAATCCAACTATGTAACAAAAAGGAGTGTTTATCACGTCTAGTCAAGTTATAATAACTGATGTTAGACGTTTGATATATATTAGTAGTTGGTTTCCTTAGTTTAGATGATAAAATAATAAGTTGTTAAATGAAACAATAACTATGTTGATATATGATTATTATATGATGGGGGATTTTAATTCATGACAAAAGAATTATCACCACTAACGAAATATATTTATTATATACAACATAAGACTGATTCATTGGATGATACAGTCAAGCAACTTAATATATCTACAATATTAAATATATCTGAAGATGATGTGTTATCTTGTATATACTTGGATCAATTGATTAATACTAATCCTATACTTGCACGAAATGTACCTTTTGATAAATTATCTGAATTTCACAGATATATTAACAGATCCAAACAAATACAATTTATGTCAAACAAATCAAAGAAAGTTACTGATGAAATAAATCAATTAAAACAACAACATCCTTATTTATCAGAAGAAGATATCAAAACATATCTTACATTGACAAAAAATAATACTGAAAGTCTTAATCAAGAATCTGTTGTTTCTTCCAATAATGTTGAAGATACTATAGATACTATTTCTCCATTGAAAGATGAGATAGAAAAGAGACTCACTACGCAATGTGCATTATGCAAATCTAATAAAGATGATATACAAAGGACTATCTTTGATTTTACAACAAATGATATATCCCAAGTTAAAGTACTATTTGTTGGAGAAGCACCTGCTGTCAATGAAATTAAAGAAGGTAAACCCTTTGTTGGACGTGCAGGACAGTTATTAAGACATACATTAGATAATACTGGTTTTAATGATATTCATTGGGGTGTTATGAATGTTTGTTTATGTTTTCATCAACCATCAAACCCACCAATGAAAGATGAGATAGCGTATTGTTTTGACAATCTAGAGTTAATTATTTCTAAATTACCAGTAGATGCTGTTATAGTTCCACTTGGTAATTATCCTTGTAGTAGGTTTGGTATAACAGATAAGATAACAGATGCTATGACGAAGATATACAAATATAATGAGCATCTGGTATTACCATGTATTCATCCATCTGCAATATGCAGAAATATGTCCAGATATGATATTTTTGCTAATAGGTTAAAACAAATAAGATATGCTATAGAATCAAAAGATAATGTTCAACCACATATGTCTTATACTACTGATGATGTGAGGAAGTTGTTTCCTATTCCCAATAAAACTGAACCAGAAACAGTTAATAACAATAAGAATGATACTGATACTACAAGTAATACATCTGATAATATAATGTTAGTTAATACAGTATACAATTATCTTAAATCTGAAGTTAATTATGTATTAAGAAGAGGACAAGATAAAATAATTCATACTACAGATGATAAATATGCTCTATATTATGGTAAATCAAATAATACTGTTGAATATAAGGATAAATTAAAACTCAAAGTTATACATTTTAAAGATAGAGTAAATGTAATAAACGATTTGAAGAGCAAAGGATTTAATGTCTTTGGAGATATGAATCTATCAGTATATAAGAATATTCAGTTTAGAAATACTTACACAGAGACTGAACAACCATTAAGAATTGCTGCTATAGATATAGAATTATTTCTCAATGGTAATATGATGCTTCTCGATGACATGATGGCAGCTGCAAAGAGATATGTTATATCATTGATAACACTATATGATAACTATACTGATACCTATTATACGTTTATAAACAACTCATTCAATTTGAACATTGATAAGCAAGAAATAATCAAACATCTAGAATATAAAGATGAATGTAATATTGAAATATTTGTATATAATGATGAAAGACAGATGCTGAATGGTTTTATTCAAAAATTTGATGAAATAGATCCTGATCTTGTAACAGGATGGAACTCATCAGCATTTGACTGGCCATTTATTATTAATAGATCACAATATCTTGGTATAGAATGTAAAAACAAATATGGTCGTATTTTTATTAATGAGCGAACTAATAAACCATATATTCCATATGTTGTGGAATGTGATTATTTAACATTGTATAAGAAAAGAACATTCAGTAAAAGAGAATCTTATACACTTGGTTTTATTGCTGAATTTGAACTTGGTATAAAGAAACTGTCTCTTGACAAACGATTTGATGATATGTGGTTATCAGACCCCAATAGATTCATTGCTTATAATATTAATGATGTTCATCTTGTAAGAAAGTTGGATAATAAGCTCAAATATATTGATATTCAATTTAACATTATAAGAGCAACCAATATCAGTTGGGATGAATCATTCAAGACACTTCCAATTATAGATGGTATTCTATTTACAACATTAGATAAGCAAAATAAGACAGTTATATGTAAAAAATATGAATATGATAAAGATAATGATCAGGAAACAGAAAAGCTTAAAGGTGCTTTTGTAAGAAAACCATTAAAAGGATTATATAACTGGTTAGCTGATTTGGATCTTTCTTCTCTGTATCCATATATCATTGCACGATATAATATTTCTATTGATACCTATGTTGGTAAGGTAGATGAATATATTGCTCGTGAATATATCTATAATAGAGATGAATTATTATCTCAACCAGATAGACTTATTAATTATGAAGATAAGAATTTAAATGTTAAACAGATTACAGTGCAGAAATTACATGATACCATAACTAAACACAATTTGATAATAACAATAATGGGTACAATGTATGTCAATCATAATACAAAATTATCAGTTTATTATGAAATTATAGATATGCTTATTAGAGAACGCAAACGATATAAAAATGAAATGTTTAAAGCAATTGAGAATAATAATCAGATGTTAGCAGAAAGATATAATAATTGGCAATTTACTTATAAGGTTCTTACTAACTCACTATATGGTGGAATAGCTAATCAATATTTTAGACTGTTTCATTTTCCATCTGCAGAGACTATAACTGCATCTGGAAGAGAAATAGTAACAATGGGTGCATATCATATTCATCAGTATTTAAATAAAATGAGAGATGCTCATAAGATGGATATTGAACCATATGAATTTGATACAAGATTTCTTGATGCTGATGTACTGGAGAATATAGTATATGGTGATTCTGTTGATGAAAATACAAAAATAAATACTGAACAATATCCAGAAGGTATACCAATCAAAGATCTATTTGAAAGGCATAAGGAATACAAACTTATGAATTATATAGGAAGAGAATATATCTTTGCAAATGACAAAGTACTTACATATGAAGATTCTGATGCTGTATATAGATCAATAAATAATATATCACGACATAAAGTTAATAAACCAATGTATAGAATTAGAACTGAAAGTGGAAAAGAATTAATTGTAACTGAAGACCATTCTATTATGATTGAGAGAGATGGACAATTAATGCAAGTTAAACCAAATGAAATATTGGATTCTGATCTTGTATTGACAAACCAAAAGTCAACTACCCACCGCCTATAGAGGTGAGTGTCTTCTTGCATAGTTTTAAGATAAAAGATATCAAGCGTGATTCGTTTAATCACGCTTGATATCTTTATCTATTCATTTAAATAAGGAGCGAATATTGTTTTCTATATCTTCTAGACATTGAAACTGTTTAGGTGTTTTAATGTCTAGAATTAGTGATATATCTTGATTACTAATGCACATCATGACGTTATCCTTTTTCACAGAGTTGACACCAACTTCAAATGTCACTCCATTGTCATCCAAAATCATATTTCTATATGAGCCTGGCTCAATTACATCAAGCTGTGTTAAGATATCTAACACAGCAAATATATTTGCAGTAAAATAGAGATTTATTTTATTAATATTAAAGCAAACATCACCATATTCATCTAACACTACATCAATGTTAGATGTACCACTTTCATTGATGGTGATAGTATTATTACCATTATTTTCAGCTATTTTATAATCTACATTTGGAATTGTTCCTAAATGTAGATTATTCTCATATGCTAATCCTGTATTTATACAGAAGTAGCTTATAATAAAAGATAAAACAAATAATTTTGTTAATTTTTTCATTATTGTCATCTCCTTATTCTTAATTATGTATTTATGGAAATGACCTGAGTATTCTCAGATCATTTCCATTTTCTATTACTCTAATCTGATGATCTCTCTTACAGAAAGATCATCAATGTTAACTTCTTGATGAGGAGTTGTGAACCCATCATCCTTTCTAGTACTTCTTCCTTGCTTGATGGCAAAACATACAACAGCTTCGCCAACATCCAATCCTTGGAACAGCTTGGAGGAAGCTTCAACTGCTCCAAGCTGTTCTACAATTACCTTCGTTGCAGGATGCCCTATATAATGAGGCACCCCAGTGATATCAGGTAAGGTCTCAAGTGTCCTTACCTGATAAATTCCATCTTTTGGCAATACTGTAGTTGGCAGTACTGCTTTATACATCTTATTACAAAGTGTGCTCATAATTCTCAATCTCCTTGAATCCTATTATTGGATCACCATAAGCAACGCATTGTTTATGGTGATCATCTACAACTTCTACACAAGCATGTTTACTAAACCCCATTGCTTTTTGAATAGCAATAGCTTTGCTTAAAACAACAAATTCTTTCCTTTTACTTCTTCCATACCTATCACTAAACAAGGACTCAACAACAACTTTAAACATGCTAATACCTCCTATAAGAAAAAATATTTGAAAGAAAAAGCTCGTAACACATAGCTACAAACTTCTTCTTTCATTATAATAATATATATGTAAATTTTTATATCATTAAAGAGATTATTAATATTAATATGCTTGATAAGTGAGAGATATTATGCTATACTTAATCCACAAAGACAGTTAAAAAATATTTGGAGATATATATCTCCTGATGTGATATATTATTTAGGGAGCCTGGTGGTTCTGCTGTGGCAATGCTATATGATCGATATGGATTTTACTCCATATCATTATAATAATATATATGGATATTTTGAATAGGAGGTACTAGATGATGCCTATAGTAAAGGAAAGAATAGCATCTGTTGAGAAAATTGAAAATAATGTACCAGAGTATGTATATGATATTGAAGTTGATAATAACCATATGTTTTTTGCTAATGACATTTTAGTACATAATACTGACTCAATGTTTCTCTTTATTGAACCAGTGCTCAAGTCATTATATGGTGATAAATATGATTCAATAAGTGAAGATGAAAAGACAGAAACCACTTTAAAGATTGTTAGAAATTGTTCTGAATATATTAATAAATATATCATTCCTGAAATGCTTAAAAGGCATAATGCTGGTGATTCTGAGCTTGCCACTAAATATAACTTTACATTTAAGGAAGAATTAGTTATTAAGAGAGCTATGTTCTTAGATGCAAAGAAAAAATATGCATTATGGATCATCAACAAAGAAGGAAAGAAAATAGACGATCTAAGTATCACAGGTATGGAGGTGGTTAGAGCAGATTTCCCAAGATTTACCAAACAGATGTTACAAGATGTTATAGATAAGATATTAAGAGAAGAATACAGTTCTTTTCAAATTTTAAATCTGATAGACAAATATATAGACGAATATAAAACCAGACTTATGGCTGGTGATTATACTTTAGGAGTACCAGGTGGATGGGGTGCTAGAGAATATAAAGTATTGACAAAGACTATAAGAGGCATGAAAATATATAATGTCATATATGGTCCTACCTTTTATGAAGGAGATAGAGGATATACATTTACTATAAGTAAAGTAGATGGTAGCAAGATCAAAGATTATGATAAGAAATTAAAGCAAATGCGTGTTGAGGGTTTGCTAATTAAAAACGATCAGATTGATGTTATTACAGTACCTGAAGGAGTTAATTTAGACACCTCTATTTTTTATCCAGATATAGATGCCATGCTTGATACTGCAATATATAAGAGACTAGAACCAATTATAGATATATTTGGAATTAATATTGATCATATGGATAATTTAACTTGGTAAGAAGATAATTAAAAGGAGGTAATTGTACATTATGATTACTGATAATATATCACCAGATATGTTGTTTCAAGAACTAAAAAGAATAATAGAAACAGATAAAGTATTCATGGGTAATGAGTTTGTAACATATTATACCAGATGTGCTTTTGGTAAGAAACCAGATAAAGATGTTATTGAGATAGCTTCTCTTTTAGCTAAAGAATTCAAGACCTTTATCAATATGATTAAATCAAAGGAAAAGGAATATAATATTAAATTTTTGGCTTTTGATGATATTGCTTCAGCTACAGTCAACATTCTTGATAAATGCATAGATAGTAGAAAAAAGTACATAGATGGAGATATATGTCTGGAGGATTTTAAAAAGATACTTCAATCTGATTCAAGATTAGCATCTATTCAAAACGAAATTCTTTCCAGATATTGTGTAGCTCAAGATATTCTTTCCATGGATGTCATTAATCTTATTGAAGAGAAATTTACATATAGGAAATGTTTATTTAATATATTTGAACAACATCAAGTGTTAATGAATTTCATAATTAAAGAATACAAGACATGTAAAGATTTAGATGAATATATGAGCGTCTTTAATAAGATTATAGATGAGACTGTAGTCAAAACTAAAATAAGCGAATTATCAAGAGGAGATATTATAAATCTTTCTACGTCCAATTTTGAAGATTATATTCTCCAAGAACTTAATAAAGAGCACATACCCACTAGATACAAAGTATTTGATTATGCTTTTAATGGTGGTTTTGAAAATGGAAGGGTTTACATTATGGGGGGTATTTCTGGTGGGGGTAAATCATTAGTATTAATTAATTTAGCTTACACTGCTAAGATATCTCTTGATGAAAGAAGAAAGCTGGACAATATACCTGAATCAGAAAAATGGGGTGTATTGTATTTAACATTAGAAAATGGTAAAGAAGAAACACAAGCAAGATTTGTAAGTTGTGCCACTGGAATAGCCAAACATGAATTTGAATCATCTTATAGATTAAATAACTATAATTATGTAAAAGAAAAATATGATCAGGTATTTGTCAAGCCAAATAGTACTGAAATATTCATAGTATGGAGATCACCTGGATCAATTAATACTTTCGATATTATGTCATTAATAAATGATATTGAACGTACGTATGGTACTAAAATAAAGATAGTATTTATAGATTATGCTGATAAATTGGCTGCAACTACAGAGAGTAAGACAGGTCAAGAATGGATAGATCTAGGAAAGATTGTAGATGATTTAAAAGCCATGAGTGTTGAATTTAATATCCCTGTTGTAACTGTTACACAGGTAAATAGAAGTGGATATGGAGAAAACATAAAAGGAGATAAAATAGCTGGCTCTATTAGGAAGAGAGAAAATGCTGATGTATTAGTTCTATTTGATTTCTCTAAAGTTGAAGAAACTGTAATTGATTATAATACATTAGATGTGGATGATATATTAAACAATACAGATAATTATAAGAACTATAAAGAAGTTTGGGGTATCATAGATAAAAATAGAGATGGTCCTAGCAATATAAGATTTTTAATGAGAATTGATTATACTGTTTGTAGAATGTTTGATATTCCAGAGAGGATTAGTATCATATTTGATGAGGACCCAAGCACAGTTAAGTTAGCTAAGTATAAGGTTTCTGTTAATACTCAAGATATTAATGAAGAAGAGCAAGAAGTAGTCACAACTGATGAAGATGAAACAGAAGATTTATGGAAAGTTGATATAGATACTTTAATATAAACAAATAAATATAGCACTCAGGAAATACCTGAGTGCTATATTTATTTTTGTTACTTCTTACAGTGATTTAGACAGCAGATAATTCAGGAATTCCACCTTCACCAGATAATAACATGAAACCAACAGAAATCAACAGAACACATACTCCAAGCAAGACACGTACTGTTTTGGAACTAAGAAGTACTTTCGCTGCACCTTCCAACTTATCTACACCAGAAGAGAGCATATCGACAACTTTATCTGCTACTTCTTTACCTTTATTAAGGATGGAAGAAATAACTTTACCCATCTTGGATGGTTCTCCATTTTCTTCAGATAGATGTTTGCTAATACTCTCTGCAAATAGAGGCATCTCATTAAATATATCCATAGCATCACTAAACGTATTTTCAGATGGCTGTGCTTTAAGATTATTAAATAGTTTAAATAAAGCTAGCAATACTATAGAAGCAGCAACACCACCAAGGATAAGATGAGCAGTTGATATAGTTACAGCACCAACAGTTACAGTAGCTGGTACGTTTGTAGCTATTGCTTTAGCAGCACCAGTTAGATGAGACACTATATTACTTAGTACCTGCATAAGACTAGCATATGCATTTTGAAAGAATGTTGCTATTCCTTCAGGTATTTGATCCACAGGGATGACGCCACTTATAGTATCCAATCCTTTACTTGTTATATCTTTTAAAGAGCTAATTATGTTTGTTAAAAACCCCGATATAGCAGCAAATGTAGTCAATCCAAATTCTTTCATCCATTGGAGCATTTTTTCTAGATCTCCTGATTTTACATCTTCCAATATCTTATCTAAATTTCCATAAAATCTTTCCTGCATTTCCATTATTTATTACCTCCTATATTATTTATTGTTATTTGGGTTATATTTTGTTCATATCCATTCAATTATTTGTTCTCATATTCTAAAAGAAATCATAACAAATAAATGATACAATATGATATAATTAAACAAACTATATCATAATTTCATATGAATTACAATACCAATTATTATTTTGATATAATAAGAAGGAGGAATCATTGATAAAAATGTCACTACCAGATAAAAGAGAACGCAGTCGTATTATGCAACAGGTAGAATTGAATGCCAAACAAAAAGGCAAATACTTAAATGTAGATCTTCCTAATTTTAAGGAATTTGTAAATGATGTTGTAAACAAATACCCAAGCAGTAAAAAAATAGTTACTAATGTTCTTGAAAATCCTAAGAACATAATAAAGGAATATATTAAACATGCTCATGTTGGTGCAGAAATAGAAAATGTAGTAGACAAAGAATGGTTTAAGTCAATTCTTACTTTAATTTTAAAATCAGCCAAAGCTGCTCTTAATTTAGCTTATAATATTATTAAAAGTGTAGGTAGATATATTGGTGATAAACTATCTAAAAGTGGTATAGTAGATAGATTAGCTGTAGGTGGATTAGTAACAGGAATTTCTTTATCACTTGCTGGATTAACTGGAGGATTAACTGCTTGTGTTATAATGATAGCACTTTCAATATGGTTAAATAGAGCTAATGAAAAATTAACATCTATCAATGTTAAGGATAAGGAGAGTTGGTTAGGTAAAATCAAAAGTTATGCAAAAGAGATATATAATAATCTACGAGGGAAAAAACCAGAACCACTTCCTGAAGAATTAACTCCTCCAGTACCAGAAGTACCCAATATATCATTTACTATTGTTAAAGAAGATACTGTTAATGAGCAAGCTAGTCTTAATATAATCATGGGTGGTTTATTTGTTTTATTTCTTAAGGCAGTTATAGCTTATAGATTAAGTGAAGAACTTAATGAGAAACTTATGTATCTTAAAGCATTGTTTAAACCAGTTGGTATAATATTATCAATATCTTCAATTTTAGCACTATTGGGATCAGGAGCAACATCTGCTCTTGTTTCATAAAATAAGAAAATATTAAAATAGGAGGTCATTTAAAAATGACAAACGAGAAGAAGAAGAATAAAATGGTTCAAGAAATGGAGTTTTCAAAGGAACCTGCAATGAATGATATTGCAAGTGAATTGTTTTCTAGTAGGATTATTAAGGATCTTGAAAAGAGTAATATAGTTCCTGTTGATATTACTGTTGATATTAAAGCAAAGTTAACAAAGGAAGCTGAGAAACTTAATGCTATGGTTGAGGATATAGTTTCTCAGAAGATGGTCTCTGTTGCTGAGTCTAAACCTAAAAAGAGTGCTAAACAAGTTGACAACGCTATCAAAGAGTCAGTAAGCAAGAAATCTGATGATGTTACTGAACTACGTAATTTACTTACAGCTTTAAAAGAACAGGAAGATGAGGAAGAACCTGTTGTTGTTGCTTCTACAGTTGATACTCCTGTAGATGATGAGAATGATGTAGTTCAATCTGTAGTATCTGTTGAAGAGCCTGCAGATGCATCTGATGTAGATGTATATGAGGACAATGATATAGATATACTTATGTCTATTATAAGTGAGTTTCTAGATAAAATTGTATCTTTAGAGGAACCTCAAGAAGAACCAGCAGAAGAGCCTGAGGAAGTTGAGCCAGAACAGGAAACTGAGCCTGAGGCTGAGTTAGAACCAGAAGCTGGATCTGAAGATGAATTTGATCTTGATAAAACACTTTCTACTGTAGAGCATTTCATAAATCAGGTTGAAGCAGCAAAAACTAGTGTAGATAAAGCTATGGAAAAAGTAGCAAAGAATTTTGAAGATCCTGATGCTGAAAAGAAAAAAGATAAAGATATGGTAAAAACAACTGAAGCAGAAGATACTGATTTGGATGCTGTATTGAGGGATATTGATAAACTAGAAGATGTAAGTGATGAGATGCCTGAAGAGGCAAAATGTAAGAAAAAAGAAGCAGAAGTAAATAAAAAAGCACCAGATAAAGAAGCAGAAACTCCAGAAAAACAGACTGAATCTTATGTTCCACTTCCAATTGCTGTTAATGCTACTTGGTCTCCAGTCAATTCTAGTAAGAGAATACTTGAAGCTGCTGTTAAGACTGATACTGTAAATTTTGAATTAATAAAACAAGCTCATCTATATGTTGAACCTGGTAAGGAAAACGATATAGATGCATATCAGTATCCCATAGCAGATATTATCGATGGAAAACTTTATGCAATACCTGGTGCTATTAAAACCTTAACTGATGTATTTGCTAATGATGCTACCCTTAAAGCTTTAAAGGTTGATGAAAATGTAGTTAAAGAAGTAAGGCAAAAGCTGGAGAAATATCTCGAACAGCTTGGTATGCTTATACCTTGGAAGGAAGCTGAATCGCAGGAAGGTAATCTTAAGTTTAGAGAATCTTCAGGATTATTGAGCATCTATAGCACATATGAAGAATTTGATCCAGCTATGGTCTTGCGTAAACTTGCAAATGATAATAAGTAATATTGTTTGTTCATTATTATATAAAAGGAGATTACAGCCATGTATACTAGAAAGAAGGTACTTGTCAATATAAAATCTCCTGGCACATTAAATGCATTTGGATTTAACTCCCTTAGAACTCCAGCTATTGTTGAATTATATGAACACCAGCTATTGCTTTTGGATGTGCAAGGAGTACAATATGAGATTATAGATAACACTCAAGAAAGCACAGGTAAGAAATCTAAATCATTACAACCAGAAAGTGAAGAAATTGGAAAGTAGTTTTATTAACTACTTGATTTTTCACAAAATGTCATATATAATCAAAAAGAAAAGATAAAATCATTCTAAGAATATTGGAGGGTATAATTATGGAAAATCAGGTTAAGGAAAAAACATGTGCTATTAGGTTGGTATTTGGGTATATTAATAACACTAAATCAGTTCTCACTGCAGAGAATGTCACCAAACAAGATATTCATCGTATAGCTGAAAAAATTGCAGAGAGTAAGACTGATTTTGTGTTGCTTGACATACCAACCAGAGAACAAGATGTCTTATTACTTAATAAGAAAGATCTTGTGTTTTTCTATGCTACCACTAAGAAACATGTAAGAGGTGGGGCTGAAGACTATTCTGATGATGAATGTTCTGAAAATGAATAGTAAAACAAAATAAAATATTCTCATTTGTAATCAATCGAGTTGCAATGTCAAATTAAATCATTGCAACTCGATTGATTATGATAATAAGAGAGAGGAGTTTTTCATAAATGATAAAATATATTATAATTTTCATGTTATTATACTTAACATTCATGTTGTCTAGATTACTGTCCTCAATAAGAGAGCGAAATAGAATTAAATCAATGAGAAATACTCTTTCCATGCTTTCAGAAACAATATCATCATTGATAGATTTTTTCATGCAAGAAAAAGGTGTACACGATGCACTTGTTAATAATTTGGATTTAAATACTGAAGAATACTTTATGATATACAAAGAAGCATTTGCATATATTGTGAAAAATATACCTAGAAAATTACAAAGAGAATCCTTGGTATTTATGACCAAGGATCAATACTTTGATTTTATATCTAGAGAAATATATAGACATTTGAATATGATTTATAACGTTATTAGATAAGATTGATTTCACACTGAGAGGTGTATTATTAATTGTCCATTAAAGATACATTTAGAAATTTACTATATAGTATTAACAAAAGTGGAGATCTAACTATTGATTTTGAACGTCATCTGGATGATGTTAATAGTGCTGATTTATTAAGTCCCTATAGGAAAAAAGACTGGATTGATTTGGTTAATGCTGTTGTTAATAAATCTAACAATGGAAAAGAATCAGATGTTATAGACAATGTATTGAGTTCATTTAATGCTGGATATTCTCAATTTACACCATCTAAGAAAAGATTAGATAGTTATAAGAATATACTTGCTGTTAAAGATAGAATACCAATATTAGGAAAAGCATTACGTATATGGGCTGATAATATTCTTTCACCAGATGATATTAATAAACGATCTTTGAATGTAATATCTGAATTGGATGATATTGAAGGTATAGAGACTGAAATGGATCTTCTTAAACAAGAATTTAGAAATGCTATGAAAGTATTAGCTATAGATAAGAAAGCAGATTATATTATTCAGAATACTTTATTATTTGGTGATTTCTTTGTTGAATTAACTACCAGGCAGCATGAAATGGAGAATATGTTTGGTGGTGTCATCAGAGAAGAAAAGATCAATCTATCTGAAATAAATAATAAGTTATTTCAAAATAAACAGATATCAGTTAAGTTGTTAGAAACAGAAGATATAAAGCATATTCGCAGACATAATTTAATAGAAAATGATTTAGTATCAAAGGAATTAAGAGAATATAAAGAAGATAATATCACAGAAGATTATCTTATTACTGAAGATGAATCAAATAAAGATGTTGAAAAAAATAATAATGATAATATAACATATGAGGATGTTTCGTTAATATTTCATCAACCACATAATGTAATTAAGATACAACGTTATAATATATGTCTTGGTTATTTAGTTATTGATAGTGAAACAAGTGCTCAAGAAGCAGCAGGTCCAAGAATGGGTAATGTAGGATCCTTTTCTAAGATGCAGATGGACTCTGAAAAAGAGGCATTTAATACTATTATAAACAAAGTGTATGCTGTTATTTCTTCATATCTCAAACAAATAGATGTAAATTCATTATCTGATGATATAAAGGATGTTCTAATTAATATTATAAAAGGTTATAATAAAATTAGTTCTATTAAATCTGTCAATGTAAGATATGTGCCTGAAAGCAATATGATTCATTTTAAGAATATAAGTCTTAAAGATGAAGTATATGGAGAGTCTATATTTGCAGATCTTGAGTTTATATTTAGACTGTATCTTGCTAGATTAGTATCATCTACGATATATATGCTTTCTAGAGCAGGAAAGCATATGATATTTACTGTAGATGTTTCAGGTACTAGAGATGCATCTAGTAGAATAGAAAATGTTAAAAGAGCAGTTAAGAGTAGAGAAGTAAAGGTATCTGATTTAAATGATATAGAAACTATTCCTTCTATTGTGTCTACATTTGAAGATTATTATTTACCTGCTAAAGATGGAAAAAGATATGTTGAAATGGATACACTTGATATGGGATCCTATTCAGATACCAGACAGGGTGAAGATACAACACTCATAAAGAATATATTAACTGGTATTGAAATTCCACCATCTTATCTAGGTATAGAAGAATTCAATTCAACCAAAGCAACCCTAGCACAAGAAAGCATGTTATTTGCGAGATCAGTTATCAGATATCAAAAGATGTTTTCTGAATACTTTACAGAGTTAATGCATAAAATATATATTTTAGTACATTCTGACGATGATGATCTCAATAACAATTATCATAATATAACTCTAACGTTTATGCCACCAAGAGGCATTATTACTGAGGCATTGTCAAAGATGTACACTGAAATTAGAGATATATACAATTCACTTAAAGAAATGAATGTACCTGAAGAGAAAATATTAAGGAGATTCTTACCAGAATATGATTTTGATGAATTCTATCTAGAACAGATGGAGAAATCAAGAGAAGAATCCAATGAAGAAGACATGGGTGGTGGAGAACTCTCATCAGATCTGTTTGGAGGAGAAGAAACACCAGCTCCAGAGACTCCTTAATAACATATTATAAGTAATATTGATGGAGGTTATAGTATAAAATGACTATTGACAATATATTATATAGTAAGTATGAGAATATTGATGAATTATTGAATAAGATATATGATATCGATAATTATACTGAAAACGATGTTTTATTTGAAGTAGATGATTTGTTAGATGAAGAAGATGATGATCAAAATGAAACAGATGATCAACAAATTAATGATGATGAGTTAAATAATGAACCTTCTGATATTACTGGTCAGAATGATAATCCAGATTCTAATATCAACGATATTACACCAGAAGATATCTTAAACACCAATGATCAAAACATTCCAGAAACTCCTGAGATAGATTCTGGAGATGAACAAGATGCTGAGAGTATCAAAGATAAATTCTTATTTAATCTTAAACAATTAATCAGAATCAGAGATTTGCTCAATATGGCATCTACTAAAACAAGAGATGCTGATTTTACTCCTTTAATAAAGTATGTAAACAAAGTTTTACAAACAATTGCAACTATTGGTGATAGCATATATGAGAAAGATAATCTAGATGAAGTTAATAAAAAACTGGAGGAATTTTCTGCAGAAGTTGTAAAACAGGCTATAGAGATATTGAAGAAATATAATTCTGATGATGAAACCTTATCACAAGATAATCAGGATAATGATAATAATGATGATAAAAAGAGTGATGAGGATAACAGTGCAACTAATAGTGAAGAAGATAATATATCTGATAAGGATAATCAATTATCTAGTTCTCCAAAAGAACAAGATGATGATATTGACTCTTTATTAAATACAATTGGTTAGGAGGTTCAAAAACATAATGTATATATATTTGGATAATGGTATAGATAAAACTAACCTATATACTGAAGTAGTTGATTCAAAGTATATGGGTGCCAGGATGCCAAAAGTTAAAATTAGAACTGTATTGCAGACTACTGATGATGTTAATTTTAATAAACGTATGTATCCTAAATATCTAGTTGAGAAAGCGATTAATTCCTTACAACCACTTATTCAAGCAAGGACATTGCTTGGAGAACTGGATCATCCTGTGCTTACAGGTAATACTGAAGTAGATGAATATAGGCATTTTGTTGTATTATATGATAATGTTTCACATATAATAAATAAAATGTGGATGGATGGTAATATGGTCTTGGGAGAGATTGAGACCACCTCTACTGATAATGGATATAAATTAGCTGGTTTAATAATGGATGGTGTTAAGGTAGGATTTTCAGTTAGAGCAGTAGGTGAATGTAAACCAAGATCTGATGGAATTACTGAAATAACAGCCCCATTTGAAATCATAACATATGATTGTGTTAGTAATCCTTCACATGAAAAGGCACGTATGATTGAGATTGTCAAAGAACATTTTGCAAATACTAAAAAGAGAGCATCATATTTGACAGAATCCAATATTCTGGTAGATAGATTTGATATTGTTAATGGTATGTTTAATTCTAAACCATTAGCTGAAAATAAAGTAAAGAATGATTTTGAAACTTTATTGGAACTGCTAGAAATTAATTTGAAACATAACAAATTAATGGAAGCAGAAAATACTGTAGATAAATTAATTGAGAATTATCTATATGATGAAGAAGAATATAAGAAAGAAAAGAATCTTGTAGATTTTCTCAATGATTATATAAATACCAGAGAACCAATTGATACCTTATTTAAAAAATATTTTGGGATAGAATAATTATTATCTAAAGAGAGGTAAAAAAATAATGCCTACATATAAGAATCACAATCCTAAAGATGTAGTTGTTGGTGATTTTATCGCAAAAGGTAATTCTACTTTTACTCTTAGTAGATATCTTTCTAAAGCAGAGCTTAACAAATATATAGAATTTATTTCAGACGATCCACCAGTTTCTCCTATTCTTTATAGCTTTAAAGAAGATAACTTAGTAGATCAATTTACAATTGAATTACCAATTGAAAAAATGTCGTCGATGTATAGATTGAACGTTGTTATAGAATGTGAATCTAATTTAAAATTATACTTCAATTCTATGAATTCTACTCCTGCTTATTTAAAAGCTGGAAGATATGTATTCAATAATATTCAAAGTAATTTGCTTAGAAAGTTAATAATAGTTAATGATAATGGTAGTACTAATAAGATAAGTGGTTATATTTCTTATTGTTAATTAGCTGAAAGATAATAGACTAAGAAGATATGAAGTATAGTAGACAGAAGATAATAATTTATTTGGGAATAAATTATAAACACTTTTTAATATGGGGGTAAAATAAATGCAATATAGTGCTGTAAAATCGTTGTTGCAGGAAACTGCAAAGTCTATGAAGAAGCAGGGTGTGGATGTAGTAGCAAACTATCCACAGATATTGGCTGATGATGCTCTTTTCGATTACTATGTAGAAGCTCTTTCAGAAGGTCTTGAATTAAATATGAAAGATGAATTCAAGACTATGTCTGGTCTGGTTAGGGAAGGAATACTTGCTGAAACTGTTTATGGGTTTAAACCACAGGCTCAGCTAATTCTTCCTGTATTTAGGAAAATGTGGCCTGCATTGGTTGCTAGGGAAGCATTGACAGTGTTGCCAATGGAGCAGCCTGAAATTATAAGGCCCTTTTTGATTGCTGTAGCTAAAGTTGGCAATGAAGAGTTTGATCTGCCTAATCTACAGAGGGATGTTTCTAGTGCAACTCAAATAGGAGTAACTGCTCCTGCTCTTGTTGCTGTTCCTTCTGTTACTGATTTGCTGGCTGCTCAGGGATTGAATCCTTCTCAGGCTCATCTACAGAGAGATTTTCAGATTGTTAGTGTTACTTTTACTACTGATAATGGTAGCACCACTTCTGATGTAGATATATTGGTTGAGCCCAATGAAGAAGGTATGTTTAATTTTGATGTTGAACTTGGAACCAGTGGTCTCGTAGATCATGTATCTGGTAATGTAGACTATTTCAAAGGAACAGTAACTGTATCTAATACTAGAGCAGGAGAAGCTGAAAGAGTAACTGGTATATCCATAGTAGCAAGCATTTCTGGATTTGAGGAAATGTATGCTAATAAAATTAGTTTTAAACATCTTAAGATTAGAATGAATGCTATTGACCATGAAGTGCAGGCTGAATGGACGATTCAGTATGAGCAGGATGTCAAAGCATATTTTGATATGGATGTCCAGGCTCAGTTGGTAGATACGTTTGGAAATGTTATAGCGTTGGATATTGATAGGAAACTGATTAATGCCCTTATTAGGGAAACAAGCATTTTCCATCCCAATGCAATAAAAACTTTCTCCAAGACACCTGATGCTAATTTTGCATTTGGTAGAAAAGAATGGTACAACCAGATTGTAGTTCAGCTGAATGAAGTAAGCAACCAGATTTATGTTGATACTAATATTGGAGTGGCCAATACTATAGTAGCCAATCCTCTTGATGTTGCTATTCTGAAAACTACTTCTGATTATTCTTTCAAGGGTAATACTGTTGGTGGTGGAGCATTTGGTAATTCGCCTATAGCTGGTGTGCTGGATGATACTTGGAAAGTGCTAAGCTCTCCTGTAGTTCCTCAGGGTAAAATGATAGTATTGTTAAAGCCTGAGAATCCAGATCACGCTGTGTTTGTGTTTGCACCATATAGGCCACTAACCATTACACCATTCCCTCTTGGCAGGAAACCAGTCATGACCTTCCTTAGCAGGTATGCTGCTAAGTTTATAAGGCATGAAGGTGTAGGACTTATTGAAATAACTAACTAATTCTATACTAAACTACATTTCAATGTAACATGTAATACTATATCATATTGGTCTCCCTGATAAAGGGAGACCAATATATTTTTGTATTGCATTTTTGTACTGAATGATGTAAAATATAATAACGAATAATAATTAATTACAAGGAGGATTTTGTTAATGGCTTATCAAGCAAAAGATTTACCAAAATTTGAGGATTTTCAGTTTCCTACGTTTGAGGTTATAACACCACATAGTAAATTACATTTAACTGTTAGGTCTCTTACAGTAGCACAGGAAGAGAGATTAAGGGAATCTGCTCTTACTGCTGCTAAAGCAACAGCATTACTTAATCAAACTGTATATGAATGTATTACTGAAAAGGAACCACCTTTGGATACTATTTATAATTTCGAACGAAATGTTTCTATAATAGATAGAGAAGCTTTGCTTTATGGAATATTAGTAGCATCATATGGTGAAGAACAAGACTTTACAATCAATTGCTCTGCTTGTGATTTTCAATACACTGTTAAAGAGAATATCACTGAAAATGTTGATATAAGATTATATGAGGGAAGAGAAAGTTTAATTGCAAAGACAGTGGATGTAACATTACCTATAAGTAAATATAAGGCTGTGCTTTGCCTACCTACTTTAAAAGATGAACGTGAGTTTGCAACGAGTAAAGGAATATCTCAGGAAATCTTACGAAGAGCAGATAGTTATATTATTATAAGAGAATTGCATATTCCACAGAAACAAGTAGCAATGAAGCAGAAACCAGATGAGAATATAGAAAATGAATCATCAACAAATAATAGTGAAGATGATAAGAAATATTTGGTTGTTAAAAATGTGTTTGAAATATATTCTTATTTACGTAATCTACCATCAAGAGATAAAATAGCTATTAGAAAAGCATGGAATGAAGCGTATGGAAATTATGGTATAGATTTATATGTTAGAGGAACCTGTCCCAATTGTGGGAAGTCAGAGGAGAATCCAGTCAGCTTAATAGCTGAGCTTTTTCGCTTATCACAGTAATCCTAAAGCACAAGAAACATACAAAAAGATGCTTACTGAAAAGGTAGCATTATTTATGACCCTATTTGGAGGAGTACCATACAGTGATATTATGGCAATGCCAGTAGGTAAACTTGATGCTATCTTAAATTGGAGAGTAAAGTATGAAGAGGCAAAACAACAAAGAGTAGAAGAAGAATTGTCCAGGCAAAAAGCAACATCAATGAAAAAGAAATAATTAAAATAGGAGGAGTAGCAAATAATGGCATATCAAGAGTTGATTGGATGTTTACCAGAATTATCACCAAATGGAGACTTTTATGAGAGTAGAAACATTGGTGTTATTCTACAGTCCATATTTGTCATTCTTGCTACTCCTCCAGGCAGTAGAATATGGCAACCTGAGTTTGGTTGTAATATAACTAAACTTTTATTTTCTTTGGAAACTGATGATATACTAACTGAAGCAAATCAAGAAGTTAGATATGCATTAGAAAAATGGGAACCTAGAATTAGGGTATTGGACGTACAAAGTGAATTCATAGGAGATAGATATAATAAAGGTATTGGTATAACTATTAGATTTAATTATGCTGATAGAGATTATACTTATAGATTTCCTATATTAGATAATATAGATTTATTAAGCCAGTCATTATATGAATTAAAAACAGTTAAAGAAGAAAGAGTAGAGGATTAAAATGCAACCAACTATTAGATTAACAAACTATGCTGATGAATATCAGAAATTAGTATATAATGATTATGCTGATTGGAACAATGTTATATACTCTACGTATTATAAATTAGATTATCAAAATACAGTATTTGATGAAAATTATATTCAAACATATAGAACTACTGGTGAGTTATCTGGTAGGAAATGGCATAAGATATATATGCTTCCAATAACATTTATTCAACAGGTATTACCTGCCATGAATTCCTCTGAAAGAGGAGTTAATTACTCTCAAGATACGCAGACATCTATTGTTATAGATCCTTCTACTAATGTTGTACCAACAGTTGGAGATATATTGCATTTTAATATAGATGGAGATTATGTATATTGGATGATAGTTAATATAGAACGTTCAGCAGCATTAAATAGAGCTTATTATAGATGTGTAGTTGAACAGTTTAGACCATTTGCAAATTGGGAACAATATAATATAAATGGTGAATATATATTCATAGAATATTTAAAATCTATTTTGCCATTCTCTCAAGGACAGACATTCTTAATATTATTATCACGTCTTGAGAAAGTAATTAACTATTTAAATTCGTTATATCATACAAATATATGTGCACATTTTAATGATAATAAACATTCATTTCCTGAAATTGATTTTATACTTAATACTTATGAAACAATAATTCCTCCAAATGTAACCTTGCTATCAGAAAAATATGTAGATCATATTATTAATAGTAGTGTTTTTAATTTATTGTTTTTACCACATATGTTCAATGCAGATGAAATTAATTATAAGTTTACAAGATCTTATTTCAATCCAAGAATAAAACTGTTTTTAGATTATCAAGAATATACTACTTCTATTACAGATACATATGATATAGATGTAATAGAGTCTTTCTATCCAGATAAAGTATTAGAAGCTAAATTATCAATAAATGCTTTTAAAGAAGCTATATCCAATCCTACATTAGATATTCCCCAAAATGAATTGATGTTAACAGCATTGTTAAGAGAGTTTTTATATCTTTTAAATTCAGTTGATCCAGTTAATGATATAACTGAAACATCCTCTGATATGAAAGCAACTAATTTATTAGAAGCAGCATTGGAATTTATTATTATATCCAGGAAGTTATCTATACTATCTCAAATTAGTATTAATTTTTAACAATAGATGGTGACAGAATAATGAATAATATCAATTTAAAAAGCACATCCTCATTACAAGAGTTAGAAGCTTCTCTTTCTACACTTAATGTGCCTATTGTTATGTTTAAACTGTTATTAGATGCAATTAGAACTAATGACTTCTCTAAAATATCACAAACAATGATGAAAGAACGATATTTTCAGTCTGAAGATCTGGTTACAACACATATTGATAATGTAGTGTATCAAAATATATACAATCATGAAGATTATAATAATATAATGCTTTTAATTACTAAAATATTTTCTGTCATAAATACATTAGTTACCACAAGAAGAAATATAACTAATGTATATGAATTGGATAGTGATATCATCAATGATATATTAATATCATATGGGTTCGATATATATGATATATTCGATTTTAATTCTAGACAGAATATAGCATACAAAATATATTCTTTTTTGCGCAAAAAAGGCACACCAAATTTATTAGGAGACTTTTTAGTTCAACTGGGTTATACATTTTTTACAATAAATGAATATGATCTGAATAGAACATTGGATGAATGGTATCTAGTTCCAGATACAGTATATTATTCTGATGTGGCTAAACAATATAAAAATGTATTAGTAGCTAATGATATGAAACTTAGTGAAGTTGATGATATATTATGGTATTTAGATGAGCAGACATTAGATAGCATAGCTTTGAAAAACACATTTATATATCCAAAAAACTGGTTATGTACATACAATCTAGATAATTTTAAACATTTACAGAAATATCTAAACTTACCAGATTATATATCTATTAAAGAAGTAGGGAGTTTCAATTTTAATTCCTTTACAAATAAGGCTGCTGTTGTAGTTAAATTAGACTATCCTGTTTCAGTAGATCATGATAATATACCCTTAAATAAGTTTAGAATATCCTATGATGTAGAAGATGGTTATGGTAATGTTATGACTACCAAACCAGTGGCTGATATATCTGGACCACCACAATTTAAGACCAAAACAGTATGTTATATAATAAATACTAAAAATAACAATATTGAAACAAAATATGTATTATATGATCAAGAATGGTATGATTATTATTTACAAGAATATCTTGATGCTTACAGTGCATGGCAACCAAACACACAATATCTAGTTGGTAGTATAGTTATTCATAATGGTGTACCAAAAGAATGTATTAGAACACATCTGTCTGGAACTACATTTAATTATAATCAAGATGGTGAACCAACGTGGATAGATGTTCGTGTTGAAAGCAACTGGTGGGTCAAAAATAATTATATCTCAGCGTTTAATTGTTCTCATCTATCAGATATAGCATGTGCTTTTATGTCTGATAAATATCTATTGTTTACAAGCAGTGATGACAACACTAATGGTATGATGATAGATACATTTCGCAATGTTGTTTCAACATTAAGTTTTAATAATATAGTTCATATTATAAACAACATGTCATTAACTGATTATTTGAATGATAATTCATTGCATATTAAACAGAGTTATGATTATAATGAATTTTTATTTATTTTGTTTTCAAATGATATAATAGTTATTAATAAAGCCAACAATACATGGTTTTCAATGAAAAATGATCTCTTAGATAAGCTAACTATTATATTTAATATTGATCTTGGATCAAGACCATTAAATAAGTTTATGTGTACTAACAATTTTATGTATTTCATAGATAATACTTCAGGTGTTATTGGATTTGATGTTTATAAATTGGAAAACTATGTACAACAATGCTCTTTATTAAATGCTTTACCTGAAAGAGAAGTATTTACTCAAAATCTAAGTAATGATATATTTATGTATGACATAGACGAGTTTTATTTGGATGATAATATCTCGTTTTTCATTGGTAGAGATAAAAAACTATATGTTAGTGGAAAAGTTATAAACTATGATTATAATTCATCAAATTACAGATCTTTTGTAGATGATTATATGTGTATATGCTATGATATGTATTTAGAGAGATCTATTCAGATATTACATTCAGGATCATTATTGAGAATAATTGGTATGGATTGTATGGGTAACTTAAGATGTATAGATGATAATAATTTCAAATGGCAATTGTTTTTATATGGCAATAGATATTATAAAGTTGATACTCAATTTATAATGACTTTCAAACCAATATTAGATTTAGCTTACTACGATTGGTTAAGCTATAATACACCAAATTTAATAATTACAACCTACGAGCCTCTTCAGATTGGACCTTTATTGGATCCTCAACATTATAATGAAATTGTTTTATCAGCATAAAAGCAAGAAGACTCCATCCTCTTTAGGATGGAGATGAATTGCTAACATAATCTTTTAAAATTTTAATTATTAAGTTATTAAAACTTCTATTATCTTTTTTAGCAATATCCTCTAATTGTTTTTTAAGTTCTTTTGGTATAGTAATAACTGTTCTTGTGTTATCTTTTGAAATAGTCATAATATCATCACCTCAATAACATTATACTATGATAACACATAATTGACAAGGTGATAACATCATGATATAATAAAACTAAAAGGAGGTGAAAATGTGAAAGTAAGTTTTAAATACTATCCTAAATTAAATCAATTACAACAAAATATTATAGAAGAATTATCATATCATACAACAAAGCTATATAACATAGCAAACTATGAAAATAGAGAAAATGGTTTTAA